TTTTGTAATGGTTAAATCAGCAAGTAATGTAGAACATTGGGCTATACTTGATTCTACAAGAGGTTCACAAAAAGCTTTATATCCAAACAGAACTAATGCAGAAAGTAATACCGCATTACATACTATTACTTTTTCTTCTACAGGGTTTTCATTCCCTCACCAAGATACTGCTGATGCAATGTTAAATGAAAATGGATATACATATATATACGCTGCATTCAAAATAAACTAAAAGCGTGTAATATACATAATAATATAATTTAATCAAATTCAATAGTTTATGAAATTAACAGAAAAAGAGCACAAAGATTTAAAATCTTTAATAGAAAGAGTTGCTACAACTCAAAATGAAATAGGGTTAAACGCAGTCAATGGACACAAGTTAGCCCACAATTTCTCACAATTAGAAATGCAATTAAATACAATGAAGTCTGATCTTGAAAACACTTATGGTAAAATTAACATAAATGTTGAAACAGGTGAGATAGATAAAATTGAATCAAATGAAACTAATAAGAAAGATTAGTGTAGGAAGAGACTATAAGGATAATGCAATGCACTATCAAATAGGACAAGCGGTTTATGGAAACCACATTATAACAAATATACTTGAGAAAGATCACGATTACCAAATATATATAGAAAAGAATCAAGAAGTGTTACTTTGGAAATCTTTTAATAAAAACATGGGAATAAGTATTGAGTATAATTTAGATTATGAATAATCCATACGCTTTAATAATACAACCAAAAGAAAACCGCTACAAAAACACTAAAAAAGTATCTGATAAAAACTTAATCCTAAACACGTCGATTAGTGACCATAGGTATGTAAGTAAAGAAGCAATAGTAAAAGCGCTTCCAGGTGCGTTTAAAACGCCTCTACAGGAGTCTGATGAAGTAATGGTGCATCATAATATATTTAGAAGGTACTACGATGTTAGAGGAATTGAAAAAAATAGTGGTAATTATTTCAAAGAAGATATGTACTTTTGTTATTTAGATCAAGTGTACATGTATAAAAGAAATGAAAACTGGGTGGCAATGCCGGGTTACTGTTTTGTAAATCCCATACAATCAGAAGATAAATGGGAAAACAAAGAAGAACCTTTAAAAGGTATTGTAGTTTATGCAGACGGCACTGATTTTGTAAAAGAAGGTGAGCTTGTTGGATTTACACCGTACTCTGAATTTGAATTTATAGTCGGTGATAAAAGATTGTATAGAATAAAATTAAATGATATTTCAATAAAGTATGAACACAAAGGAACAGAAAAACTCTATAATACGAGCTGGTTATAAAGCTGTAAAGGAGTTAATCAAAGTCGCTGAAGAAGAAATCATAGTGGAAGATGCAGCAGATGAATTAGCAGCAGATAGACTAAAGAATGCAGCAGCAACTAAAAAGTTAGCTATCTTTGATGCTTTTGAAATACTAAATAGGATTGAATCTGAAAAAGCAATGCTGGAAAACAAACCACAAGATAAACAAAAAGCTTTTAGTGGATTTGCAGAAAAAAGGTCTAAATAATGTCATATCAGCAAACATTATACAAAATCATTGAACCTATTAAGCGTACAACGATACATAGACTGAATAAAAAGAAATACTGGGAATACGGATATAACAAAGAACATGATGTAATTGTTATAAGTAAAACGGGTAAGATTGGTGATGTATACGAAATACAAAACCTTAAGATTGCTTTACCATTAGCTGAAGATGTGTATAGCAAGGATAACAAGTGGGTTGCAACAGAATACCCTAAAGAGTTAAAAAACATAAGAACTATATTCGACTGGCAAACATACCCAGAAGAATTTAAAAAAGATTGGTATGGGTACATTGATAAAGAGTTTACTAGAAGAGAAGATGGGTATTGGTTCCGCAATAAAGGGATTGATACTTATATCACTGGCTCTCATTACAATTACCTGCAGTGGTCCAAGATTGATGTTGGGAAGCCAGACTTTCGAGAAGCAAACAGATTATTCTTCATATTCTGGGAGGCATGCAAGGCAGATCAAAGATGTTATGGAATATGCTACCTTAAGAACAGACGGTCTGGATTTAGCTTCATGTCAAGCAGCGAAACAGTTAATCAAGCTACACTCACTTCAGATGCTAGATTCGGAATCTTATCGAAGACTGGTAGCGATGCAAAGAAGATGTTTACCGACAAGGTCGTCCCAATTTCATCGCACTATCCATTCTTCTTCAAACCAATACAAGATGGAATGGACCGCCCCAAGACAGAGCTTGCCTACCGTGTCCCAGCATCCAAACTCACAAGGAAGTCCATCACCAGTACAACCGGCTCCGCAGGGAGGAAAGACCTCGACGGGCTCGATACAACGATAGACTGGAAAAACACAGGTGATAACTCTTATGATGGTGAAAAGTTAAGATTACTTGTTCACGATGAATCTGGTAAATGGGAAAGACCAGATAATATATTAAACAACTGGCGAGTAACTAAAACAACGCTGAGATTAGGAAGTAGAATAATTGGTAAGTGTATGATGGGATCTACTTCAAATGCCTTAGACAAAGGTGGTGATAACTTTAAAAAATTATACAATGACTCAGATGTTACAAAAAGAAACCGCAACGGACAGACTAGCAGCGGACTATATAGTTTGTTCATACCTATGGAGTGGAACTACGAGGGATTCATTGATTCTTTTGGATTACCTGTATTCGATACACCCGGAGCTGCTGTCGAAGGACCCCAAGGTGATAAAATCGATGTTGGGGTAATTGAACACTGGGAGAATGAAGCAGATGGATTAAGAAATGACCAAGACGGATTAAACGAATTTTATAGACAGTTTCCAAGAACAGAAGAACACGCGTTCAGAGATGAAACAAAAAATAGTATATTTAATTTACAAAAAATATATGAACAAATAGACTATAACGATGATACAAAATCATCTAATAGTGTTTCAAAAGGAAACTTTCAGTGGGAAAATGGTATTAAGGATTCAAGGGTGTTATTTACACCTGATAGGAATGGAAGATTTAATATATCTTGGACACCAAGTATAAATCTACAAAACCACGTAATAAGTAAAAATAGAGCTAAATACCCTGGCAATGAGCATATAGGTGCATTTGGCTGTGATAGCTACGATATATCCGGTACGACAGATGGTCAAGGATCTAAAGGAGCTTTACACGGATTAACTAAATTTAGTATGGAAGATGCACCTTCTAATACTTTTTTTCTAGAGTATATAGCTCGACCACAAACAGCAGAAATATTTTTTGAAGATGTGTTAATGGCATTAGTATTTTACGGTATGCCACTTCTTGCAGAGAATAATAAACCAAGACTTTTGTATTATTTAAAAAGAAGAGGATATAGAGGTTACTCAATGAATAGACCAGATAAAACCGCAAACAAATTATCTGTAGCAGAAAGAGAAATAGGCGGTATACCTAACTCATCAGAAGATATAAAACAAATACATGCTGCAGCAATTGAATCATATATTGATAAATACGTAGGACTACAAGAAGATGGAAACTATGGCAATATATATTTTAACACAACATTGAATGATTGGTCTAAGTTTAATATAAACAACAGAACTAAACATGATGCGGCTATAAGTTCAGGGCTTGCAATTATTGCAAACAACAGACACTTATACGAACCAAAACAACAAAGACAAATAAAAACATTGGACTTTGGATTTAAAAAATACAACAATCAAGGAAACATTTCAAAAATAATAAAATAAATGGATTCATCATCAACAGGTATATTCCCCTCACAAGCAGTTCCAAGTGCAGAGAAAGCAGGTAGCGCATACGGTTTAAGCATTGCAAAAGCTATAGAATCTGAATGGTTTAAAAGAGACTCGGTATCAACTAAATATTATGCTAATAGAGATAACTTTCACAGGTTAAGATTATATGCAAGAGGAGAACAATCAATACAAAAGTATAAAGACGAATTATCTATAAACGGTGATTTATCATATTTAAATTTAGATTGGA